ACTTCGCTTGCGATTCTGATTGCTTCGCTGCATCTTTTGGAAGGCTTGGTTTTAAGATGAACGGTTTGTTGAGCAATGGCTCTGCCAGCAATCACGCTTATAAGTTGATTTATAGAATCAAGAACTGGTTTCATAATACATGAAAAAGAGGATGTAAACAGTTTTAATCGTAAACTGAAAACGATTGTGGTAAATAGCGAAACGCCAGAATGCGTGGAAATGGGCAGAATGGAGGAACGGATCGTTAAGCTACTGTACGCCAACGTGAGTTGAGGCGAATCAAAAAGCAACGAGGTCATCTCTTTGGCTCTTGCACCTACAAGAGATGTTAAAACTGGTTCTTGATCGTATAACCAGCAAGCGAAAGTAATAAAATGATTTGAAATGAATCGATCTGCTTGGAGCCAATCTGAACAACTGCAAACTGAGATAATCATTGTATTTAGGACAGTTTTGTTCGTAAACTGACAACGATTGACTAGAGCTAAGTCGAAGGACAATGAGTCGAAAAAAAATGCAGCAAGTGGCAATTAGTTAAGTCGAATCATCACCTCGCAAACCTTTTAAGTTATAGAGGTGTTAAAGAAGGTTTTATCGTGAACCCACAACGATTGAGTTGAAAAAAAGGGCGTCTGATTAAGGAGCTTTAAGTCAAAACGTAGCACAATGAAAGACTTTGAGCTGAGCTAGAACGAGTTGAATATCACCTCGCATACTTATTCAGTAATAGAGATGTTAAAAAAAGGTTTTAATCGTAAACCTTAAACGATAGCTGTTAAAACGGGACGGGGTTCAGCAATGCGGAGAGTGGCAGGACGTAATTTCTGATCTGCAAAGCTATTATTCGCCTCATCAACCTATTAAGTCTTTGAGGTGTTAAAGAAAGTTTTTATCGTAAACTTACAACGATAGCTGTTAGTCAATCTGAGTGACAGTGAGAAGTAAAGAGCAGATGCACGATGCAAGACATCAAGCTGTTTTAAGTCAAAAAGAGTTGAATTATCATCTCGTTAACCCATTAAGCATCAGAGATGTTAAAACACTTTTATTCGTAAAGTGTGAACGATTGGATCAAAAGACGGGAGAAAGAATCACAGGGAAATGCACAGAGCCGCAATATAAGCGAAAAGATTGGAGCTGCACGGTGGCGTGTAAATTTAATCTTCGTCAGGAGGTTTTATCTTAGGAATCGTGCCACCGTCTTTTTGAATACGAAGCAGTTGTTTCTTTGCCCCATCAATAGCAGCTGCGATGAAAGAGTGTCTACCTTGATTTACTGAAAGCTGATCTCTGTCATATTGACCAAGATTTTCTACATCAATTCTATTAAACATCTTTCTTGTATTTCTCCTGTGTTTGGTCAAGCCTTGATATGCCTGACCGTTTAAATAATCGACAGCCTGTGCATCTGTCAATATCACGAGAGAACCTTTGTCTTGCCTTAAAACAAGTGGTTTTCCAATCTCAACTCTATTAGATTCAATCCATTGTTTCACTTGGAGGGACCTGAAAGACAAGTCCCTATTTTGATCTCGTGAAGCCGTGATCAGTTTCTTATCAGTCAGGAGAAAATACATCTCCTCTACTTTTTCAGCAGAGATTCTTTCTCCTTTCTGAAGTTCTCTCCAAGCGACACCGCAGACTGAATATGGTAAGTCATCTGGGTTTTTCTTCATTCATCAACCTCCTTAATTTCTGTTACTTCAAATCTTCCGTAGCGAGGTCGCCATGTTCCCAAGCCCTCTGCTTTACCAGCCATGATTGCGATCCTTCTAAGTTGATCCATTCCCATAAGCTCGTCATCAAGTAAGACTTGAAACCGTGCTTTCCAGTTTGGTAAATACAATCTGTTAACCCAAACCCCTCGACCTGTAAAGGCTGCAAGTTGAAGTTTTGGTTCTCTATGATTAATCATTTCGATTGCATCTTTTGGACCGTCATACTCAAGCTCTGGGTTGTTGTGGACAATCACAGACCTCAGCACATCTTTTCCAAGTTTCCATTTTGTTGCAGCGTTTCTTAAACACTTCTGGAAATTTGCACTTGGCATATAAGGTCGGCTGAACCCTTCAAAGTCAACGGTGTTCTCTCCTTCGTCAACATTCACCTTTCCTTCTTTCATCCAGTAACCAGATAAAAGCCAATCAAGGACTCTGACGGCACGATGAACCCCGTCGGTCTTTGCTTTACCTTTTTTATCAGTAAAGAACTGTTTGTATTTTGCATAATCACCCAATGGGTCAGAATATGCG